CCATCAGCAGGATTCAGTACCATTAGTATTGACTTTAATGGAATTAATGGTATTTTTGCCAAAACTGAAAATAAATTTTCTGCAACAGAAGGGCAGACTAGTTTTTCGGTAGATTATGAAGTTGGATATGTTGATGTATTTTTAAACGGTGTTCGCTTAAACTCAGATAACTTTACAGCAACTGATGGAGGAACTGTTGGTCTTACCTCAGCAGCAAGTGCAGGAGATGCTGTTGATATTATTGTTTATGAACCACAAGCATCAGCAACACCAAAGAGAGTTGTAACTAATGCAACTGCAACCGCAGGACAAACAGCATTTACAGTTCCATCGTATGATACTGGATCAAACTCGATGGATGTGTTCCTGAATGGAATTAAATTAGATTCTGCTGAGTTTACTGAAACGAATGGAACAACTGTAACTCTTGCTGTTGGTGCAGCACTCAATGATGAATTGCAATTTATTTCTTACGAATCTGATAATAATTTCTGGTCTTTGAATGGAGGAACTCTTCACAGAACAAGTGCGTCAAACCCAGTTGCGATTGGAACTAATACATCTGCTGCTGACTACTTAACAGTTGGTCAACCAGGTGCTGCTGGGACAAGTTTATTTGTTCATGGCGGAGCAAGAATTACTGGTATTCTAACTATTGGAACTGGATCAATTACAATTAATGGACAAACTGGATCAATTAGTGGATTAGCTGGTGGTGGTGGGTTCAATTCGTCAGGAAATCTTGGTGTTGGAATTTCACCAGGCGCAAATAAATTAGAGGTTCGTGGCGTAATTGGTATTGGTTCATCTGATGATGCCACTGCCAGAAGTACTATTACTTCTACTGCGTCTGGATTAAATATAGTTAATAAAGACAATTCAGCATTAACTTTACATACAACTGATATTGAGAGACTAAGAATTTTAGATACTGGTCAGATTGGTATAGGAATAACAAATCCAAGTTCTACTTTACATTTGATGAAAGTAGTTGGAGGATCTGCTGGAATTGGTGCAAGTATTAGACTTTCTACTGGTAACGATAAACGTTATGGTGCTGATATCTATGCATATCAAAATACTGCATTTTATGATAACGTAAGTCTTATTTTTGCAACTGGTGCTGTTGGGGGAGAACCAACTCAAAAAATGGCACTAGACCCAAACGGAGCTTTAAATTTAAACACTGGATCTAGACTAACTTTTGGAACCAGTGACCAGGCAGCAATCATAGGAGTTCATCAGAATGGAATATCGAATGCTGGATATTTGGCGTTCCAAGCAAATACCGAACATATGAGAATTACCTCAGGTGGTTATGTTGGTATAGCAGATACTCAACCAATCAATAGGGGAAAATTTGTTGTAAGAAATAATGATACTCGTTATTTTTCAGTTGCAACTAGTGGATTACCATTAGTAAGATATGATGATAATGCTGAGATTACTCATCTGACATTAGCAAATGCTGGAATGACCGCCGCTGGTCATGGAGCTAAAATATTGTTTAATCTTGGAGACAGTAATACTGTAAGGGCTGCTGGCGGAGAAATACGTTGTAGAGCAGTAAATCAAGCTTGGACATCAACATCTTCGACCCAAGATTCGGATATTAATATTGATACAACGAAAGATGGAACAAGTTCAACTGCTTTTACGTTTCATCATGATGGAACATTTACACAAGGAAAGGGTTTTTCAAGTGTTTCATTAGCATCTGTAATTGGTGATGCCAGCACGGATGAAAATCAAGGTTTAATATTTTTTAAAGCTGGCACTGTGCCATACAGTAATGTAATTATTCAAAAAATTCAAGCAAATACTGGCAGTACTGATTGTGCAATTCGTGTTGCAAAACATTCTAATGGTAGAAGTATTAATGCAACAGGAACAATTAATGCGAGCGGTGCTGACTATGCAGAATATATGCACAAATGTGGAGATTTTACTATTGAAAAGGGAGATATTTGTGGAATAAATTCAGATGGTCTTTTAACTAATGTATATGATGATTCTATTTCATTTGTAATCAAATCAACAGATCCATCTTATGTTGGTGGAGATACATGGAATATTGAACCAAAACCAAAAGATGAAAGTGGCAATGAAATGCAACCAAAAGAAATTAAAATTCTTAAACCAAATGCAGTTGGAATTACGACATTAAAAAGTAACATTATTGGATCTGGTCGTACAGAATTTGACGATGATGATTACTACACATATTATGAGAGTGACCAATATGATATAACATATGAAAACCCACCAGAATTAGACGAATGGTACAAAAAATTTGAAGAAAAGAGAATTAACGTTGATAGAATTTCTTTTTCTGGTCAAGTTCCTATTAATGGAATTTTAAATGGACTTCCTGGACAATATATTATCCCAATAAAAAATTCTGATGGAAGTATTGGAGGAATTGCTAAAAATGAAGATGATTTAACTTTTTCCGAGTATAAAAAATCTATTGCAAAAATTATAAAAATACAAGATGATGGTAGACCATATGTCATAGTAAAAGTTGCATAAATTTCCAATGAAAACTTATAAAGAGTTTCAAGAAGAGTGGAGCAATAAATATAAAAGAAGTATTGATTGCTCCAACCCAAAAGGTTTTTCTCAAAAAGCACATTGTGCTGCGAGAAAGAAAAGAGCAAAAGGTGAAGAAACTAAATCAAAACCAGTTGAATGAAGTATCCAAAGTTCTCACATAAAACTCCGCATTTAAAGGGAAAGCAACATCAGTTGGATCCCAATCTTGATCTAAAACAATTAGTTCATCACTCAACAGTTCAATATGTTGATCGTGATGCAGATGGAGATGTGGATGTTTATGACACTAAAAAGAAAGGCACTCCTGACGAAAATCCAGTCGGAGATGTTGGATCAGCTTCAAAAAAACTAATTGCAAAGCAAAAAGGAGAATTAAAGCACACCAAAAGAGGTATTGCTTATGAAGATCTCCGAAAATGGTTTGGTAAAGGTGGAGAAGGTGGAGTTGGTGGCGGTGGATGGGATAGATATAATACAAAAGGAGAACGTATTGGTAAGTGTGCCAGAGAACCTGGCGAACCAAAACCAAAATGCTTGTCCAAAGAAAAAGCAGCAAAGATGTCAAAAGATGACATTGCTGCGGCAGTAAGAAGAAAGAGAGCATCGGATCCAGTTGCTGACAGACCAGGAAAAGGAGGAAAACCAGTTATGGTTTCAAATAAGATTAAAGAGGCAAAAGAAGAGCAAAGATTCTGCCCACTCTGCAACAAAATGGAAGGCAGATCCGAATGTTCTTTTGGTGGAGACCTCTGGGATGCTCTTGCAATCAAAAGTGTAAATGAAGCAAAGAAGTCTGAACAAGATCACGAGCAGTCGATGATTCGTTCAGAACTTGCAACAATTAAGAGTGCAGTTCGTCGCCTTCAAAAGAAGATGAAAGGCGAAGGTAATGTTGAGGCATGGGTTCAATCAAAAATTACAAAAGCAGCAGATTATATTGATACCGCAGCAGATTATATTGAAAGTGGTGAACATAACGTAGAAGAAGCAAAAACGGATCCTTGCTGGGATGGATATAAGCAAGTTGGAATGAAGAAAAAAGGTGAAAAAATGGTTCCTAATTGTGTGAAGGAATCTGACCTTTCAATTTCTGAAAAGATTCTTCTGGAAATGGAAGCAGAGGTTCTAAATGAAAAGAACGTTCCAACAAATCCAGCACTCTGGTCTAAGATGAAGTCGAGAGCAAAAGCAAAGTTTGATGTTTATCCTTCTGCTTATGCAAATGGTTGGGCTGCAAAAGAGTATAAGAAAGCAGGTGGTGGTTGGAAAACTCAAAAAGAAGAAGTTCAAATTACTGATGCTGATGGAAACTTGGCATATGAAGTTATCGATCTGATCAAACCAGAACCACTGGTCAAACCAGAAAAAGTTGAAATTGAAGAAGCAGTCAGACTTCCTGCTAAAAATGGAAACCTTATTATGGTAATTCTGACATGGAGAGGAAAAACAATTTCAACAAAGATGTTCTTCCCTCAAACAACTCTTCCAAAAAGAAGAGAAGTTGAAGCAGAAGTACAAAAGATCTATCCAGATTCAAAAGTTGCATATTTTTCAGTATCAAAAGTAGAACCAGGTGAACCAATCGTACAAGTTACAACCGAAGATTGGCAAAAGGTAAACAAGTCAGATAAGACTGACGGAATGAGTCAGAAAGCAGTTAATGCTTATCGTCGCGAAAACCCAGGTTCAAAACTCAAAACCGCAGTGACAGAAAAAGATCCTGGTCCTGGTAGATCAAAGCGCAGGAAATCATTCTGTGCTCGTTCAAAGGGTCAGCAAGACATGCACAACATTGATTGCTCAAAAGACCCAGACAAAGCAATCTGTAAAGCACGTCGTCGTTGGAGATGCTGATCGATGAAAACGTTCAATCATTTTTTAGAAGACTGCAACAAATCAATTTCCAAATATCTTTCTGAGGATGTAAATATCTCAGGAAATGCTTCTGTTGGAACTATTGTAATTGGTGGATCTCCACAACAAAGACAAGTTGGAGAACAATTCTTCGCTGATATTGTTTGGGATGGTCAACTTCATAGACTCGAAATGTTTAATGAAGCAGATTCACTTCCATCCAGAGAAGAACTGACAGAAAAGATTCAGAGTAGATATCCTGGTGCAATTGTTCATCAGGTTTATCCTGCACAGCAGGATGGGGATACGATTAAAATTGGAACTGCAAAACGTTACCACCCGTCAAAACTAGATTGGATTTAAAAAAAGATTATGGCTCAGTGGAATAAAAATAATCAAGATTATCTAAACCAAGAGAGAACATTATTTGAAGTTTTCATGTGTGCCGATAGATACGGCAACATTGGAAACTGTGGAGTATCAACAGGAGTCTCTGGTGGAGGATATGATGCTTTTGGAAGAATGCGTGTATCTGAACCATACACTCTTGCAGACTATTCTCACATCTATGGTGAAGAAGTTGAACTATTAACTAAAACAGTTGGTGCTGGATCAACAACTGTTGTAAATCCAAATACAGCATCCATCGGACTCATCGTGGGTGTTGGTTCAACTTCACAAGTGATACATCAATCCAGAATGTATCACCACTACATGCCTGGTAAATCTCAATTTGCTATGGCAAGTTTTAACTTTATTGATTACAGAGAAAATACAACTAAAAAAGTTGGATACTTCGACGATAGAAACGGAGTATTTTTACAGCAAGAGGGTAATGGAACTGTTTCTATCGTCAGAAGATCTTATACAACTGGTATCACAAGTGATTTGATTATCAATCAGTCCGATTGGAACTTAGATACTATGGATGGAAATGGACCAACTGAAATATTAGCAGATTGGACAAAAACTCACTTGTTTATCACAGATTATCAGTGGTTAGGTGTTGGAAGACTTAGATGTGGATTAGTTCTAGATGGAATTAATTTTTACTTCCACGAATTTAAACATGCAAACGTTGAAGAACATGCCTATTGGAGCCTACCTTCTCTTCCAATTCGCTGTGAAGTTGCAAATACTGGCACTGCTGTTGGCATCACATCGATGGAACAGATTTGTGCCACTGTAATGAGTGAAGGTGGATATGTTGAGACTGGTGTTGAGTTTGGTGCCTTTAATGGTCCAATATCATTCTCAAACTCTTCTGGTGCAACTGCGAGACAATGTGTCATGGCAATTCGTTGCAAGAACACATTTAAGGGACTTCCTAATAGAACAACAGTAAGAGTAACTGATATTGAATGTTTGAGTGATGCTACAAATTGCAGAATTGAAGTTTGGAGATTACCTAGCAATAGTAATATTACTGGTGGAAGTTGGGTAAGTGCCGATGATGATTCGGCAGTAGAATACAATGTTGGAATAACTACTAACTTTACAACAACTGGTGGAGATTTGAGACAAGCATCTTTGATTGCTGCAAACAATCCATCAGGTAAACAAGCATCTGCTAGTGTTTCATTCAATCCAACCACAGCTAGAAGATCTTATATTGCTCAGAATATTGATTCAAATGATAGTAATATTTTTGCTGTTATTGTGAATAACTTAGACACTAATACAACAACAGATGTCTTTAATACTATTCAGTGGAGAGAAACAAGATAACTCTTAAAGCTTAGCTATATCTCATCTATCAACCCTAACAAAGGTATTCTAATTGTGTTTTGATTTCTTGTCAATTGTCAGCATATAAGTATTAAATTTTACAACATTGTTGTTGACATGTTAGTATAGTCTATATACATTAAGGTCCTACTTTTAGTAGACCTTTTCAATGGAGACCACAATGGATTCTGCCTTAATTGGTTTTTATGTTACTCTCCTTATTATCGGGTTACTCTTCGCGTATGGTGGATACGAAAGCACCATGCGCCTTTTTTCGTATGTAGATCTAAACATTCGTTATACCTGGATTAAAATTCAGATGTTTTTCATGAAGAGAAAGCTCGAAAAACAACTGGATATTGCCAGATCATCATTCAAAAAAGAAATAGAGGAACTTGCAAATGGAAAATGAAAGAGAACTTTCAGACTTTAAACTGCAACGTCATGAATGTCCTAAGTGTAAAGCAGTTTGGATCAATGGTGAGCATAGATGGACTGGAACTGGTAAACCAGGTTCAGAATTAGATCTAGCAGGACTTGTGTGTAATAAGTATGGTGATGATACTTGCATTAATCCCAGAAGAGGTGAAGGTGGGGGAGACACCTGGGAGTATCGCAGAGGATTTGTTGATGGAGCGATAGAAGAGAAGAAAAAAATGCTAGATAAAATGAAAGACGTAATGTAATTTTATGCCAAGAGGAATACTGACGAAAGTCGATATAATAAACAAAGTTTATCGATTGAAAAACGATTTGAATAACAACTCTGGAAGATTTTATAATTTTTCTCCTGAAAAGAGAGATGGTGCAAATTTGGCGTTGAATGAAGTTTTGGATGCAATCAACGAATTTTACCAATAATGCTTCACGCACTTCAACCACATTCAAACTTGGGTGATCCTACTTGGAGCGTTATTATACTTCTAGTGTGTGGATTGTGTTTCACACTATACTGTGTTGCATATATATTAATCATGGCATACGAGGAGATGCAGCATGGCCAAGTCCGCGAACAAGGGCAAGAAAGGTCAATCGAAGCAGAATCAAGGGAACGCGACTGCGAAGAAGGCTAAAAACGGCGGTAAGAAAAAATGACAGAGGAAAAAGATCCTTATGTTTACCGCATTCGTTTAGTTCATAAAGTTGTAGATGGTGATACTATTGACGCTGATATTGATCTTGGTTTTGATATTTCTCTTACTAAAAGAATTCGTTTGGCTGGTATTGATACACCCGAAAGTCGCACAAGAGACCAAGAAGAAAAGAAACTTGGTTTGGAAGCGAAAGAGTGGTTGAAGTCACATCTTAAAGATGCTGAAAACATTATTATTCGCACAGAAAAACCAGATTCGACTGAAAAGTATGGTAGAATTATTGGTTACTTGTATGTAAATGGTGAGGAAACATCTTTAAACTCTCAGATGATCACCGAAGGATATGCTTGGGAGTATGATGGTGGAACTAAACAAAAAGACTTTGACTCTCTATTGCAGAGGAGAATAGATAATTAACAAAAGGTACTGATTATGTCTGATGTATATCTTGGCAATCCTAATTTAAAAAAGGCAAATACTCCGATTGAATTCAGTATTAGCAATATTGAAGAGTTCATCAAGTGTAAAGATGATCCTGTTTACTTTGCAAAAAATTATGTAAAGATTGTCTCACTTGATGAGGGATTGACTCAGTTTGAACCTTATCATTTCCAAGAAAAGTTAATCAATAATTTCCACAATAACAGATTCAATATCTGCAAGATGCCACGACAGACTGGTAAATCTACCACTGTTGTGTCTTATCTTTTACACTATGCAATTTTTAATGATAGTGTTAACATTGGTATTCTTGCTAACAAGGCATCTACTGCAAGAGAATTGCTTGCTAGGTTAGCAACTGCTTACGAAAACTTGCCAAAGTGGATGCAGCAAGGTATCCTTGTATGGAACAAAGGAAACATCGAACTGGAAAATGGCAGTAAGATATTGGCAGCTTCTACATCTGCGAGTGCTGTCCGAGGCATGTCGTTTAATATCCTCTTCCTCGACGAGTTCGCTTTCGTTCCAAACCATATTGCAGACTCGTTCTTTGCATCTGTTTATCCTACTATTACTTCTGGCAAAAGCACAAAAGTCATCATAGTTTCAACGCCACATGGTATGAATCATTTCTACCGTATGTGGCATGATGCGGAGAAAGGATCTAATGAGTATATTCCAACCGATGTTCATTGGACTGAGGTTCCTGGAAGAGATGAAGAGTGGAAGAGACAAACAATTGCAAACACTTCCGAGCAGCAGTTCAAGGTTGAGTTTGAGTGTGAGTTTCTGGGATCTGTCGATACTCTAATCTCACCAAGTAAACTTAGAAATTTAGTTTACGATAATCCAGTAACTAAAAGTGCGGGATTGGATGTTTACATTGATCCAATTCGAAATCATGACTATATTATTACAGTTGACGTTGCAAGAGGCGTTGGAATTGACTATTCTGCCTTCGTTGTGACGGATATTACGTCATTTCCTCATAGGGTTGTTGCAAAGTACAGAAATAATGAAATCAAACCGATGCTCTTTCCAAATGTAATCTGGGAAGTTGCAAGAAGTTATAACAGTGCTTATGTTCTGTGCGAAGTCAACGATGTTGGAGATCAAGTAGCTTCGATTCTACAATATGACTTAGAATATCAGAATCTTTTGATGTGCTCAATGCGTGGTCGGGCTGGTCAAATTGTTGGTCAAGGATTTTCTGGAAAGAAGACTCAACTTGGAGTCAAAATGTCCAAGACCGTGAAAAAAGTTGGTGCTCTTAATTTAAAAACAATGATCGAAGAGGATAAACTCTTTATCAACGACTATGAGATTATTTCCGAACTGACCACTTTTATTCAAAAGAATAATTCATTTGAAGCGGAGGACGGATGCAATGATGACTTGGCAATGTGTCTGGTCATATATGCTTGGTTAGTTGCTCAGGATTATTTTAAAGAACTTACCGATCAAGATGTAAGAAAGAGAATTTACGAAGATCAAAAGAATCAAATTGAACAAGACATGGCTCCATTTGGTTTTATTTCTGATGGTCTCGATTCTGAAAGCTTTATAGATAAAGATGGTGATAGGTGGTATGTGGATGAATATGGTGATCGTGCTTATATGTGGGAGTACATGTGATGGAACTCGACGATCAATTTGAATTTAGTCATCTACTTCTAAATGAAAGAAAATGTAGAGTTTGTGGACAGACTAAGGGATTGATTGATGGGTTCTATCGAACTCATAGAGACCGAGGAACAGTTGCTTCTTCATATTCTTATGAATGTAAAGAATGCACGATAGAAAGAATTATCAATAACAGACAGAAAAGGAAAAAGACTCAAAAAGAAGACCTAATGTGGGAATACCCAGACTGGTAGTGTTCACCCGCAATTTCCCCTGCGAAAAAAACTATTTAATAAATAGTTTTAGTTAATTTTAAGGTCTCGGAGAAAAACGAATGGCTACTCCACAATTGTCTCCTGGTGTAAGAATTAGAGAGGTTGATTTAACGGTAGGGAGAGCTGATAATGTAAACCCAGTAGTAGGCGGTATTGCTGGTCCTTTTGAAAGAGGTCCTATCGAAGTTCCTCAACTGATTGAGAATGAAGCAGATCTTCTCAATACTTTTGGTGAACCATATAGCACCGATTCACATTACGAATATTGGATGACTGCATCATCATATCTTGCATATGGTGGTACTCTTAGAGTTGTTCGTACAGACGATGCTGATCTCAGAAACGCAAATGCTGGCGTAGGTATCGCTTCAACAACTACGCTGAAAATCAAAAACTACGACGATTACACCGAGTCATACTCAACAGCAACAAACTTCTATTATGCTGCTAAGGATCCTGGTTCCTGGGCAAACGATTTGAAAGTATGTCAGATTGATGACCAAGCAGACCAGATCATTGGTATCACT